ATGTCGGACATAACCATTGACGGAACAGAATATAAAAAAGAAGAAATGAACGAGGAGCAAGTAGCACTTGTTAATAAACTTGCTCAAATTCAACAATCAAAAAATAACTTAAAATCTCAATTAGCAGATCTGGATATTCTTTCAGATCATTACATCAAACAATTTAAAGATCTAGCCGATAAGAAGGAGTAATCCTTGCAGGTAGATTTAAATCTCAAAACTTTAGGCATTATCGGTAGTGTAATCATAGCACTGATCGGTAATGTCTTTGTTGTAGGTCAATTCTATCAATCTCAACAAGTACATATGGAAAAAATGATGGTCTTAGAAAAAAAGGTAGAGGACATCTCTAATTTGTATGATGTCAAAGCATCTATTTTAAACTTGGAAAATAAGTTAGTTCAGATAGAATTTTTTTTAGGTATGATACAACCAGAAAGTTGTGATTTACCTCATAACGCAGGTAAAACAGATTGTAAATAAGGAGGCATTATGGCTACAGCTGAAGAACTACAACAACAATTAAGAAAATCAAAAAAAGAAAAAAGAGAATTAGAGCAAAAGATTAAAGAATATGAAATTAGAGAAAAATTATATTTGGAGAGATTAGATAATTGGGCTGCTAAAAACCAGGATCTTAATTATAAAATTAACAATATGACTATTGATGAAGTAGTCAAAATTCAAAAAGCCAAAGCTGAATACACAGAAAAATATCTCAAGGATAAAGAGATCACTGAGTCATTTGAAAAACAATCTCAAGTAAAGTTAGGTATTGGTGCATAATGGCTAACATGACAAAATTAGAAATTGGTGAAAAGGTAGAAGTACTTATTACCAAGCTAACAGTCATGGAAGAAAAAATAGATCATCTCCAGGAAGGTCTAGAAAATGCTAATACTAAAATTGAGGATCTAGATAAATCTATCAATATGGCTAAAGGGGGATTAAAGGTTTTAGTCATCATTGGAACAGTCGTAGCTATCCTTGTGGGATTTGTAAAATTGATTGGTGCTGTTAAGTGACCAAAATTGTATTTCTGTTAGGATGGTTTTGTCTTAATGGAGATTGTGTCAATATCAAAGAAAAACATCAATTTATAGAAGATTGCAAAGAACAAGGAATATTATTAAAATCTATGTTAGATGAATACAATATTCGCAGATATCATTTTGGTTGTGTAGACATAACTAATTATGGCAATTCATAAAAAAATATTAGTCGTATCGGATACTCACTTTCCCTATCATCATCCAGATACTTTTTCCTTTTTATCAAAATTAAACAAAGCCTATCAGCCAGATTGTGTAGTGCATATTGGTGATGAAATGGATTGGCATAGTATTAATGTGAGTCATGTGATTAATCCTGATCTCCCATCACCGGCAGATGAATTAATAGGTGGTAGATCTTTATGCAGTCAATTAGAAAAAATATTTCCTAGTATGTGGCTGCTAGAGAGTAATCATGGATCTATGATCTTGAGGAGAGCTATGGCCAAAGGCATGAGTAAATTCTTTTTAAAAGATTATAATGAAATCCTGGAGGTATCTCATAAATGGAAATGGACCGAGAGATTAGTTTTAGATACTGATAAAGGAAAAATAGTATTTGCTCATCAAATGACCAAAGATATTGCTAAATCAGTTCAGGCTACAGCTATGAGCTGCGTACAAGGCCACTATCATACGACTAGTGAAATTAAATATGTGGGGAATGATTTTCATTTAAATTTTGGCATGAGTGTTGGATGCTTGGTAGATAAAAAATCCCTGGCTATGGCTTACATGAAAGTAAACCTGGCTAAACCTATTTTGTCTTGTGGTATTATCACTAATGGAATTCCTTATATTGTGCCTATGGTTTTAAAAAAGAATGGATCTTGGGATGGTAATATTTATTTATGAGAATAGTCAAAGTGGGCAATCAAATTAGAATAACTATGACTAATGAAGAACTAGCTGAGATTACAGAAAGAAATAGTTTGGATATACATATTGGCCATCTTAATGTATTACAACAAGATATGAGTAAGGTAATGACTGAGTTATTGCCCAAAGTAAAAAAGGTAAGAAAGAAATGAATTTAGATAGATTAAAACGTAGTTTGATAAAGGCTGAAGGAATTAGATACTCAGCTTATGAAGATCCCCTACTAGGCAAGGCAGCTATGACTACTGCCATAGGACATTTGATAAAATTACCGGAAGAAGAATATCTCCTTAAAAAAGTTTTATCAGAAAAGGAAGTAATGGAGATTTTTGAGAAAGATCTAGACATAGCCATTACTGAAGCAAAAAAGTTTATAATCCTTGAAGATCATCCGGATATAGTTCAAGAAGTAATTATCTCTTTAGTATTTAATATGGGCCTCCCCAGGTTAATGGGATTTAAAAGAATGAGAGCTGCACTTCAAGACAAAGATTACATTCAAGCCTCCCTGGAATTATTAGATTCCAAGTATGCTCGGCAACTCCCCACAAGATCAAAGAAGTATGCCATCTTATTGGAGGAAGCATGATCTGGAATTTATTAGGAACAATCGCATCTGGTGCAGTTGATGTTTTAAAAACAAAAACAGAAACTAAAAAGCTAGTAGCCAAAGCTGAGCAGCTCCATGCTCTCAAGATGGCCCAGGGTAAAATTGATTATGAAGTTGAAGCCCAAAAACAAATGCAATCATCTTGGAGAGATGAATGGTTTACTGTGATCTTATCTATTCCCTTACTGATTGTTTTTGCAGCTGTATTTTTTAATAAACCAGAATGGGTAGAAAAATTAAAAGAAGGTTTCCAAACTTTGGACCAATTACCGGATTGGTATATCTGGGCATTGATGGCAGCCATAGCAAGTTCATTTGGACTTAAAGTATCAGATATGGTAATAAAGAAATTTAAAAAATAAGGAGTAACCTATGAAAGATTGGATAATGGAAAAAGTAAATTGGATACTAGATGAACTAGATCCTTACTGGACCTGGAGCAATCTATGGAAACTAACCATCATTATTTTAGTGATCTGGTTTGGTCATGGATTAATGCATTAATGATTACAACATCTAGCAGCATCTCCGAACTTTATACAAAAAAGATTATTGGGAGTAAGAAGGGGAAAGCAAGAACAGCTATGCCTAAAAGTAAAACTGTTAGATTAAAAATAAAAAAGCCAAGGTTACCGAAATAGCCTTGGCTTATGATCTAGTGTTTTTTTTTATATATATACAGTCAATTCATTTGGCCTCCATGTTTGTTAATTACTTAAATATTACTAAATTGAAATGAAATATCAATTCGGAGATTTACTGAAAATAGAATTTTATGACCATGCCTCCCTATCACCGGAATGGCATGACCTAGCTTACATTAAAGGATACGAGATCCCAGTGGGAGAATGTTATGGAAGATTAGTTTATGAGGATCTTTTAACATTAAGAGTTGCGTCTATGGTGATTATAGAAAATGGAAAAATCACTGATATGGGGAGTTGTCATCTTTGTGTGAGAGCTGCCATTAAAAACATTGAAAAACTTGAAAATTCTCCTATCCCTGGCAAAAAGCCCAAACACATCAAAAACCTACAGTAAAACACCCTCAAAAATCCATTTTAACGCATTTCTAGGGGGTATTTAATTTTCCCTTGTATGATTGAACCTTGGAAAGAAAAAGGGCATCTGTCGTGAAACAAATGCCCAGGTTATAGGAGGAAATACTCAAAGAAAAAAACTGACTCAATGAGATACCTGAAATCTATTCCATTTATTAATAAAAACAATACACATAAAAAAATATATTTTATGCATTGACGAATACATGTAAAAGTGTATTTTAGAACCATGGTTATAAAAGGAGAAGAAAAAATGACTACTTACAAATTACCAAAAAATCAAGAACTAGTAAAAGAAGTTGCTGACTTTCTTTTAGTACAACAAAACCATGATGATAAAACTGAATGGTTTAAATATTACATTCATAAAGATGCAGTGAATGTAATGGGTAATTATGGATATGTTTGTTTTGTAGAAAGAGGCAAATATTCTGTTCTTAGTAAAAAACTAGAAAGAAATATTTTTTCTAGTCTTAATGATGCATTTGAATTTGTAAGACAGGAGTGGGCATAAGCCCACTTCATAGGAGGTCAATAATGAACGTACTTTCTTTATTTGATGGAATGTCTTGTGGTCAATTAGCACTACAAAGATCTGGTATTCAGGTAAATAAATATTATGCATCTGAAATAAAAAAAGCTGCAATTAAAGTTACTCAATATAACTTTCCAAACACTATTCAATTAGGTGATGTGATGAATTCAGATAATTGGAATATTGAAAAACCAGATCTAATTATTTTTGGATCTCCATGCCAGGATTTATCTCAAGCCTCCAGACAAAGAGAAGGTCTTAAAGGATCTAGATCATCTTTATTCTTTCAAGCACATAAAATTTTAAATCATTACAAACCTAAATATTTCTTAATGGAGAATGTAGGAAGAATGAAAGAAGAAGATAAAAATATTATTTCTGAAATGTTAGGTGTTCAACCTATTAGGATTAATTCTAAGTTAGTATCAGGTCAATTAAGAGATCGTAATTATTGGACTAATATTCCAAATGTAACTCAACCAGAAGATAAAGGAATTACATTTCAATCAATTATTACTGATGGTTATGTAGATAGAGAAAAGGCTAGAGCATTATTAGAAGGTGAAGCTAGACCTTATGCAGATCTATTAAAGTTTCATAGAAGATATACTCAAACAGGATTTGGTAATTTAATTTTTTCTGATCCATCTTTTGATCCCCACAAAGGATTAAGATTATTAAATCAATTAGAGATGGAAAGATTACAAACAGTTCCAGAAGGATACACAAAATGTCTTTCTAGAAATAAGGCAGCATCTGTTCTTGGTGATGGATGGACCATAGATGTGATTGCTCACATCTTCAAAAACATTAAGGAGGTAAATAATGTTTAACGATTTGCTCACAATAGTGGCCCACCTGGGTATGGTGGGTTTCACTTTATATTTCATTAAAATACTTTTTGAAGGGAGGTAATAATGAAAGAACTAGAAGCAAAGCTGCTAAGATTTTATCCAAAGAAACAGGATAAAAAATTAGTAACTCAAAATGTTTGGGATGAAGATATCCAGGCATTTAAAAAATATAAACAAGAGATGAACTTACATATTTCATTTCCGGTTTATTTTCATCAACTACAGGAATACTTTTTCCAAACCAGAAAAAAAGGAGGTTAATATGGAAAAAAGAATATTTGAAAGTAAAAACTATAATGAGTTCGCTTTTTTTGAAGGCAATAGAGTTGTTGATGCAAAAAGAGTAAAAATACTAATGGACAGTATCCAAACACATGGATTATTAAATCCGATTGTTGTTACTCAAAATAAAGAGGTCATAGATGGCCAACATAGGTTTGAAAGTTTAAGAAACCTAGAGATGCCAGTAGCTTATCATATCGTACATGTAGATAGAGATAAACTTCTTGATCTTGTAAGAAACATAAATTCTGTTTCTAAAAACTGGAGTAACAGAGATATAGCTATTGCATATAGTATGCACTCACCTAACAAAGCAAGTTATCAAAGATATTTAGATATTGCTGAATTGGGTATTAATCACTCATCTACTATTGAGGCTTGTGGTTACTTGGCTAATAATAGTGAAAGTGTATTTAGATCTAATTATCATAAATTTAAAAATGGTAATTTAGAAATTCATAAATCTGTTGCTGATAAGGTAAAAGGATTTGTTACCTTGTTAGTGAATTCACCTATAGAAAGAAAGATCTGGAATAAGGCTCACTTTATTAGAGCAATACTTCACATTAATAGAACTACAGATTTTAAATTCTCTAGGTTTTTTACTAACTATGAGAATAATCCATACAAATGGAAGAACGCATCTACTTATGAAGAACATAAGAGAAGTATTGCGTATCTTTACAATTATCAAAACAAGAAGCCTATTCAGGTAACATTTAACTAGGAGGTAATATGACTACTGAAGTAGAAAAAATCTTTATCTGTGAGATTTGCAAAGGCAACCACTATTATGTGGATGAGGATAATCATATCCATGATTGCCCTAGCTGCACTGAGCAAGGCCAGAATAGAGAGCCAAACTTATCTGGGATGTGGGAGGATAATGGATATGAACAATAAATCTTATGAGCATATTATTAAACTCTTGCTAGAAAAATATGGATGGGTTAGAGTTCCCTTATTCATAGGAGGTCAATATGAAAACAGAAAGAACTGATTACTTGCTATCAGCCTTACAAAAAGCAAGACAAGAATTTAAGCCATTAGAAAGAAATGGCCTTAATAAATTCTTTAAAACTCAAGATGGAGGATTTCATACCTTTTCAACATTGGATGATATTTTTAAATCTTGTAAAGATGCACTAGTCAATAATGATCTGAGTATTTACTACACAGTGACTTATGAAGATGGTGTAAGTTTTTTGACTACTATATTAACTCACTTACCTAGTGGTCAATTTATCAAATCACAATCAGCTATCGGAAATGGAAATACTAATCCTCAACAAATTGGATCTGGTATTACTTACATGAGAAGATATCACATCCAGGCTATGTTAAACCTGGAGGCTGATTTTGAAGATGATGGAAACATAGCTGCTAAAAATGCAACTAATCAAGTACATCAAAGTAAACCAACAAAAACAGTAAAGGGGTTATAATGTTTA